AGTTGTTGCTCCTGCTTTAATTTGATTAGTTCCAGTTTCATGTTCATAATAAGTTGTACAACCATCAGTATTACCAACTGTTGCATCACTTGTAGAACTAGAATCATATTCAGTTCCATGTGGTTTACCAAATATAGATGAATCTGCCCAAGTAGATCTTGCAAGTGAGCTTATAGTCCATATAGGCCGCTCGCTGTTCGAATCCATGTAATTGTATGTAACAGATCTAGAGTTAGCTGTAGCTCCACTACCTGGATAGAACCAAGTAACTTCACCAAATAAATTATTTAACCCTGCATAAATATGTTGTCTAGGTACATCTGCTAGACCATCATAAACATAGTCTTCAACTAAACATGGTAGTGATTGTAATTGTCCAGTGTATCTAAAAAAACCATTCTCTGACATCCAGTATGCAGAACCATCAACCTCAACAGCTGCGTTCTGTCCTATTAATCCACAGTTAGTACCAACTTGTTGGAATGAAAATGTAAATGGTGGACCGACAAATTTCATAATAAATAAAGCTGTGTCTGTCCAAATGTAAATTGCATCACGACCTCTAATTGCTCCAACAATTCTTGTACCATCTGCAAGTCTTTGTGTACCTGCAGTGTTAGTTGAAGTAGGAGTCCAATCAGTTAAAGATTCTTGGTCTGACCATCTAACATACATATCATCTTGAGTAGATGTTGTGCCAATTGTAGTCTCTGTTCCAAAACAAACTAAGTGTCTATCTGGTGTAGAAACTAAAGTAAATTGTGATGCAGTAGGACAGCCACTTATAACTGTTGCTCTAGTTGATGTTGCATTAGTTGCATTAGAATTCCATTCAAAAGTTGAGCCATCTGAAATAGTTGCAATAAGTTTATTACCAAAATTATCTAGTGACCATATTCCAGGCGCTGTTACAATGTCACCTGTTTGTGATGCACCCCATTTCGTATAATCAGATGCATTGGTTACAGTTGCTGCATCAGAATGTGATGCGGCTGTAGAGTTATCTGATCCTCTAGTTAACCCTCCTAAAGTTCCTGTACCAGTTGTGTTTGAAGTATAAGCAACTCTTTCATCATCTATTATAACAGTTCCCGAAGCAGGAAAACCTGTAGAGTCATCAAGTACAATACTTGATGAAGATGAAGTTAGTGCTCCGTCTAAAGTAGATGTAACTGCACCTGCAGTAGTACCACCCCATACTCCTAATCCCCAACCAGCAGCTGATTCTTCAACTGCAGGTCCAATTTGATAATAATGTTGAACTCTTATTCCACCAGATGTGGATGCTCCTGATCCTGATTCAACAGATCCCATTTCAACTGTAATCGTTGTTGAAGTAGGGACGGTTGCAACCATAAGTACTTTATCATCAAAATCACCAGAACTAAAATTAGAATTGGTAATAGCGGTAAAATTATCCAACTTAATAATATCGTACTGAGAAATATTATGATCAGATGCAAACGTAATCGTGACTGTTGCATCGCTTTGTGTTGTTGTAAATGCATTTGTTAATGTTGTTGTAGCTTTAATAGGAGTAATATCATAAAATGCTCCTCCTGAATATACATATAAAATTCTGTTTGTTCCTAATGCTGAGTATTTAATACCATCTGAATTAACAAATTGGTGCATAGCAGTTGTTCTGCCAGTTAAAGTTATATCTCCTAACTGCGCCCAACCACCTATTTTTTCAGGTGAGCCATATCTAAAACGAATATAGTCTCCGTCAACCCATTGGCCCTCGCCGCCCGTTGCCGTGACTTGTTTATTAATTCCTGGTTGGATACTTATTTTTTGTAACATATAACCTCACTATATTATATATTCCTTATTGGTGGAATACCTAACATTGGCCTTTTGTCAAACCTATTTTTTTCAGCAAAAGGACCATTTACATGGTTATAATGAAGAAATACTTGAGCGCAAGTATTACCTTCTAGAGGTTCTCTCCAATGCTCTAATTCGCAGCCACTATATACTAACATATCTCCTACATCAAGTAAGACTTTAGTGCCTTCTGGAGCATTGGGTTTTATAATTCCTTTATATTCATCTATAACTGTATTTGCTCCTGTGCCATCAATAAATATAGGCCACTTGCTGCCACCTAAATGTATAGTTGTTGATATCTCACAACTTGGTCTATCTTTATGTCTACGTAATATATCACCTTGTTTATATATTCTAGCATAAGAATAAGTAGGTATTAATTGTAGTCCTGTTTCTTCTTGCATTTTTGGTAATACTTTCATTAACAAAGTTTCCATTACAGGGTCTGCATAATGAGAGTATGTGTTAGGAACTTGTTGATCAGTCCATGTGCCTAACATACCACTATCATATGTTATATTATTTTGATACATCCAAGCAACTGCATCACGCTTAAGAAGAAAATAATTAAATATAAAATTAGCTAATTCATAGCTAACTGCATTTTTTATTACTTGATATTTATTGAAAGCCATCTTGTAAAAAATTAAAACTTACTGATATTCTTATATCATTTGATACATTTTCTTCAACTGAGTGCCACAACCATGCAGGAAACATAATAATTCTACCTATTTTTGGTTCAATACTTGCATCTCTCCATAAATCTTTTCCAGGATTACCTGATTTTCTTACAGGCATTTGCATATGTGTTCCTGGTCTTGGGTCAAATATTTTTAAACGACCAGAATTTGGTTGTGCTTTAACATAATACACACCAGAAAATAAAGCATTGGGGTGCACATGTGGTCTATTCATACTTCCTGGTGGATTTATGTTAGCCCACATATTACCTAGTTTAGCATATCTATCTAAATGTTCATTATCATATATTTCTTTTTGCATTCTCATTAGTTCTGTAATTAATTGTTGGTACTCTGGTTTAGTATGCATATCAGTTGTTGAGTGCCACCCTTTATAATTTGTTTTTTTTACACCGGAATTTTGATTAGACCAGTTAATAATATCTTGAGCTAGTTTATTATTATCTAATTGTACGTCTTTACCATATATAAAAGTTGGAAAAAATTTTTCTATTATCATCTAAAAGGTGTTCCTCCAAACCACATAACTAAAGATTGTCTAACTCCTCTTGTTACAGGCGCTACTCTATGGTTTAAAAAAGATGCAAAAATTATTGCATGCCCTTGTTTAAGCTTTTTAAATTTTCCTGGAGACATTAACTCTAGATCTCCTCCTTCAAATTCTAATGGATCATTTAATAAAACTGTCATAGATATTTTTCTAACAGGTGGTTCGTGAGCCATGTTTACATCACAATCCATATGCCAATCATAAAATCCTCCTACAGGATACTCTGTAAATTGAGCTTGTTCTGTAATTTGTATATCACCGAAACCAAAATGATTTAAATTTGTTTGTTGAATAAATTGATTTACTTGATTATACATTGGATCCATTTCTTTAAATGGAATCCACGATATAGTTGTAACTCTTTTCTTTGTGTCTGTTCCACCACCTGGTTTACCCATACCCACTTGTGCTTTTTGTGGTGGTAAACGTCTACCTGCATCAATAATTTGTCTACATTGATCTGGTGTAAATAAAGGAGTAGTTGTTTCAACTATCCAACTTTTCCATTTAGGTTCTTTTAACATTATGACACGCTCCTGTTTTTAATTGGGTCATATCTTACATCTACATTACAGGCTAAAGTTCTTCTAAAACCTTCTCCATTAAAAGGATAAACACAATGTCTCATATCATATGGAAATATAAAAAAACTTCTTTCTTTTAATATAGGACCATAATCAACATTTGCAAATTGACCTGTTGCATTACCTATTATTTGTAAAGATCCATTCATAGGTTTATCAGAGGATGAATACTCAACACCGGTGCTCTTTGGCAATTTTAAAATCATAACTGAAGATAGTCCTGTGTATAAAGTTCCTTGATGCACATGCACTGGATTATATTCATGCTCTTTCATTTCATTAACCCATATAGAATTTAAATGAGTTTCATACTCCATAATTCTATTCCAATCTAAATAATGACGCATTACTTTTTTAAACCATTCAAGAACATCTTGAGGTAAATAATTATGTGGATGCATTTTATTGTTAGGTTCTCCATCAAAAAATAATGAATGCTCGTTTTGAATTTTACCAACCAACTGTAAATTAGCTGGAGGTAATTCATTTCTTTTTGTTTCATATATATGATTAATAGTATTGTATACGTCTAAGGGCACTTCATACCTTAAAATTGATTGACCTAAAAATACAAAATTAAAATTTAATGTGTCCATATTTTTCTTTTATACGTTTTGGTATTTTTTCTATGTAAGGATTATAAACTTTTCTAACAGAACCGTTAAATAATTTATGCATATTGTTTCCAACTATGGTGTCGTCATATTGTATACCATTAACTTTTATTGATTGCAAATTTTCAAAGTAATGTGGATAATAAGGCTCTTCTAAAAATTGATATATTTTTTTAAACTCTTGTTCAGGGTTTGTGACTATGTCATCATACTTTACAAAATGACAAATTTCAGGATAGTTATAAGAATTTTTAATTGCTTCTAATTGTTTAGCAACACCTCCTTCTTTATTCATAATCATAGATAATTTTGCTTCATCGTCTTTACAGTTATATCTATTAGGAAAAGCGTTAGGGTTTTCTGTATACCATTTCATATAAGAAGCTAGTACATCCATTAAATCTCTAAGTATTACTATACACTTAAAAGGTTTTTTAAAATGCTTTTGCATTAAAGAAAAATTACCTTTAGTCATAACAGGGCCACGATCAATAATTATTTTTTGCACCCAGTCTTTATAATAAGCATCATAGACAATATCTAACACATTATCTAAAGATTTATGGTCTTGAAAATTTAAAAACACATCTGTTTTTTTAAGTAAAAATAAATCTTTTATTATTTCTAATGTAATAGAGTTTGCTGTAGCTGCTACATTAGGATTTTGATTCATAATAGATGCAAACAAAGTATTACCTGACCTTGGCATTGCAACTAAAAAGAAAAGCTTTTTACTCTGGTTTTGCTCCAAGTTCGTGTGTAAGTTTATCTTTTTTATCGTATTCCAATTGTCCATTTTCTTTCTTTATTCTTTCAATAGATTGTAGTTGACCTAATACATTAAATACTTCTGGTTGACTTGAACCAGATGTTAATGTTTCTGCTTTATTCTTCATTGTTAAATGATAAGAATGTAGTTGGTGTGTGTTAACATCTTTAGTATCAAATGAACCATCATCAAATTTCTTTTTAAATTTAGACCACAATTTTATTTCTCTCATTCTATCTCTTGCAACCAACTGCATAGATGCTTTACCATATACTTTTTCATCTATATCTATTTGTAAAAGTTCTTTTTTTAATGGGTCCTCTTCTTTATCTAATTTTTCTTGTAGTCTTTTAATTTTAACTTCAGCTCTTCTGTAATCAAAAGATAACGACATTAAGTTTTCAAGAAACACATTTTGCTCTCTAACACACTGCCAATATTTAGCAGCTTTAGTTGGATACTTTGCATCATTTAATACAGAAAACTGCATTTCAGTTTCTGTTCTAAACATTTGTTTTTTAGTCCAAGTGTCCCTTAATTCCTCTGTTAAATCTTTAAATATTTTAACTTCTTCTGGATCTAATAAATTATTAAGGTTAGGTGCTTCTTTTTCTATAAGCTCTTTTATGTTTCTTTTGTTAGTCATCGTATTCCTTTCATTTAAAAACAATATAACTATTAATTAGTCAAAGTCAATTGTTTTAACTGCTCTTGTCGCTGTTGTTTCACCTGTCCATTCTTCTGTTGCTACCATTGGAGCAGTAAAGGCTGGACTTCCTCCAGAAGCAGCAAGACCAGCTGTTGTAGTACCGCCTCCGCCACCACCAGCTCTTCCTAGTGTCATACTAGGTGAAGTAAAAGAAGAAGTTCCATCAAATGCTGTTGCTGTTGTAAGACCAGGAGGTGCATTGTTTCCTCCAAAAAAAATAGCTGAAGAAGCTGTTCCAAAACAACCTTGTTGCCAAGATGAATGAGTGCTTCCTCCAGAGTTTGAAAAAGAACTTCCATCAAATTCTTCTATGTTTGCAGCTGGTGTATAAGAATTTGCTGGTCCAGCATCAAAACCACCACCTACAAGACCTGCTGTTTGTATACCAGTTCCAGTTGTTCTTTGTCTTTCATTTACTGCGTTAGGTCCTGCTGTCCAAGAAGACCCATCATATGATTCTGAATTAACTACAGAGTTTGCAGGAAATATAGATCCACAAACACCCATAGCAGCTGTTTGAGTTCCAAAACCTGCTGCTCCATATCTAGCTGTTCCAATACTACCTGTTGATGTCCAAGAAGAACCATCATATTCATTACTTGCAGTCGGTGTTAAAAAAGGAGGACTACCAGGAAATATACCATTAATAGCTGCAACAGCAGCTGTTTGGGTTCCTTCATTTATTAAATAACCACCAGCAGTTGGATAGTTACCACCATTAGTCCAACTAGATCCATCATAATGTTGTGTTACATTTGAATACCAGCTAGGAGGTCCTTGATTTCTTCCTACTATAGATCCTGCTGTTAAAGTTCCTGCAACAGGAGAAGCTGCTTGTCCTGCTACACCAGTATTACCACCGCTAGACCAAGCACCAGCAGTTGTTGCTGATAAAGATAATGTAAATTCTTCTGTTGCAGTCGTATGATTAGCAGCATTAGCTGTTGTAAGACCTCCTGCTGCAATTGCAGCAGAATTTGATGTTCCATGACCTCCTACAAAATATCTTGCTGTTCCCATATTTGATGAATTTGTCCATGAAGTACCATCATAACTTTCAGTTTTATTAGTTACCGCAGGTATTATACCACCAAAAAGCAACGCACTAGTTTGAAGTCCAGCAGCACCACCTCTTTTTCTAACTTGTGTACAGTTAGTTACTTCTGACCAACTAGTTCCATTATATTCTTCTACATTAGAAGAAAAACCTGGAGCTGCTCCAGCTAAAGCTAAACCAGCAGTTTGAGTTCCACATCCTGCTAAATAACTTCTAGCTGTATTTAGATCATCTCCTTCACTCCAACTTGTACCATTATATTCTTCTGAATGTGCTCGAAGAGTTTCAGGTATTGAATAACCACCAAAACCTAATCCAGCTGTTTGAGTTCCTGCACCTGCTATATATCTTGCTGTGTTTAGATTATCTCCTTCAGTCCAACTTGATCCAT